AGCGATATGGCTTCTGCGTGTCGGGGTGAATGCCGAAAGCCACAAATTGCTGACCGTCACCGAGCACCTCGACGGCGTGCTTGTTGCCTTCCTGGCACTCAAACTCAGCCGATTTGATCTTCTTACGCGGGTTTCCGCGATAGGCGAACAGCATCTTCGGCTGGTTACCGATCCGCGCTGCGGCTATGCCGACATTCTCTTCCAACCACGCTGCCAGCTTCTTCACCATGCTGACGTTGCGGCAGTCCACATCCACGGCGATGGTGTTTTTGCACAGCACACCGACACCGCTGTCAGGCCATTCGGCAGTCCAGCGTTCTAAATCATCATGCGTAGCGTCGGCTTTCTGCCATTCATCTATGCACGGATATTTCTTGCCCCTTTTTATGGGGATGATTTGATACCCACGGTCAATCAACCGTGCGCCTACTTCTTCCAACATAACTCCCCCGTTGTATTAGTTGTTGTCTGCTAATTCATCGCAGAAATCCGCCCAATCTCGACATTTATCAGCAGCCATCTCAAAAAAAGATGCTGTAAGACTGAACGCAGCCTCAAACGCTTTAGCTACAACAGCCAAAGATGTGTAAACCTTTTTCATCGTTATCCTTTCTGCCATTCCGTGGCTAACTGTTGAGTTGTGGCGACAAGTTCTGGGCACAAAGACCGCCAAGTCACCTCGCCATTCGTCAGCATCTCAATCTGACATGCTCGCGCAGCAGGCACTTCGCCTGATGTCCGCCATTTGCTGATCGCTTGCTTGGTCACATCCAGCCTACCCGCCATGCGGTTAAAGCTGCTGTTTGCGAGCAAGTAGCAAGCACGGTCTAACTGCTCGACTGCGTGCCGTCGATTTGGGTCTGTTTGGTAGACCATTTGCCTCGTCTCCTTTTAGTTGCGATTAGCGGTTGACAAGATAACGGACACATAAGTATCTTTGCAACCTGAATTGTCATATTCAACATTTAGTTGATTTCGGGAGGTTAGCAAAACTGTGAAGCAAACAGAACTCAATCTGGACGAGCCTGCTCACGCTGAACTAAGCGCAAGCTCGGCTCACCGTTGGATCGCGTGCCCTGCCAGTGTGCAGGCCAGCCGTGGAATGCCTGATAACTCAGGTCAGGCGGCAGAGGAAGGAACAGCCGCGCATGAACTTGCAGAGCAGTGCCTCCGCACAGGCGTAGAGCCGCACGAATACATCGGCAACGAGTTTAACGGGTTCCGCGTTGGGCAAGAGATGGCGAACCTTGTGAAAATTTACACGGACTACTGCCGCAGCCTGCCGCAAGGCTTCACCTTCGTAGAGCGCAAAGTCGATTACTCCCTGTGGGTTCCAAACGGTTGGGGCACGGCTGACTACATCTCTATCAAAGAAGGCGAAGCGTGGGTCGTTGATCTGAAGTTTGGCCGTGTGCCGGTTAAGGCGGACTGCGACCAGTTGAAATGTTACGCGCTGGGTGTGCATTACGAGTTCGGCTTCGACTCGCAGATTGACACCATCCATATGACCATCGTGCAGCCGCGCCTTGGTTCAATCGACACGCACACCATGAGGTGCATATGAGTCAGACGGGCCTACTGAACTGGGGGCGCACTGTTCTTGCCCCAGCCGCCGAAGCTGCGTTAAGCGAAAACCCTGAGTACAACGCTGGCGAGAGCCAATGCCGCTACTGCAAAGCTGCGCCGACGTGCAAAGCATTATCCGAATACAACATGGAACTGCTGCAAGCGGCGATAGATGAGCCGATCACACCACCAGAGCCAGAGAAGCTGACGGTTGAGCAGATAGCAAAGCTGCTGCCAGAGCTTGGTCTCATTAAGTCGTGGTGCGACAAAGTTGCGGCCTACGCATCGGAGATAGCGCAGGAAGGCACAGAGATAGAGGGCTACAAGTTAGTCGAGTCGAGAACAAACAGGCGTTGGTCAGACGATCAAGAAGCGATCCGAGTGATGCAGCGCCTAACGAATGAGCCGGTATATGCGGCCAAACCAATTTCGCCAACCCAAGCAATAGGAATGCTGGGAGCGAAATGCGATGACGTGAATGCGCTCATCGTTAAACCGGCAGGGAAGCCGACCCTAGTGCCCGAATCTGACAAGAGACAGGCGTTAGGAAAACCAGCGGATCTGCTAGATAAATTGGACTAAATAGGTAAATAGGTATGGATAAGACAGTAGTCTTAAAAAACGTGCGTTTGTCGTTTGCTGACATTTGGCAACCAAAGGCTTTCAACCCAGGTTCACCACCGAAGTATTCGTGCAACTTCTTGCTCGACAAAGAGACTCAGGGTGATCAGATCAAAGCCATTGAAAAGAAGATGGCAGAGATGGCGATGGACTTCTTTAACGGGAAACCGCCGAAGGGGATCAAACGCTGCTTAGGCGACGGCGAGGATAAAGCCTACGAAGGCTACGACGGTCAAATGTTTATTAGCGCAAGCAGTAAACGGCAGCCTGAGATTATTGACCGCGACAAAAGCCCACTGGTAGAGCTTGATGACAAACCTTACAGCGGTTGCTACGTCAACGCGGTCATTGGGCTGTGGGTTCAGGACAATCAGTACGGCAAGCGTGTGAACGCGAACCTTGATGTGATCCAGTTCCAGAGTGACGGTGAGCGGTTCGGCGGTGGTGGTGGCAGCAAAGCTGATTTGCTTGATGACATTAACGATGAAACCGCAGCGGATGTTGCTTCCGAAGCAGAAGACTCGTTTTTCGAGTGATCATCTCAATCGACTTTGAGACCTACAGCGAGTGCGACATCCGCTCCGCTGGCGCATACGCCTACGCAGACCACCCCTCCACAGAGGTGATCTGCTTGGCGTGGCGTGTCAACGAGGAACCCCCAGAGCTTTGGCTTTGGGGTGACCCTCCACCCGTCGAGCTTTTCGGCTACATAGAGAAAGGCGCACAAATCTGGGCTTGGAACAGCTTCTTCGAGATGTGCGTTTGGAACCTTGTCCTGAAGTGGCCTCTCATTCCGTATGAGCAGTGGAACGACACCGCAGCCCTTAGCTCCGTACAGGCTTACCCCCGTGCGCTGGGAAACTGCGGCAAGTTTTTAGGGTTGGAAGGTGACCAAGCGAAAGATAAGCGCGGCAAGCTGCTGATTCAGCGGCTGTGCAAACCACAAAAAGTAAGGGCCAAGCGTGCGAAATAGAGACCCTGAACTGCTTCAAGAACTGCACGACTACTGCGAACAGGATGTTGTTGCAGAAAGCGAGATACGAAAACGCCTGCGCGATCTGCGCGGGTTAGAGCGCAAGATATGGGAGCTAGACCAGAAGATTAACTGGCGAGGCGTGCGCTTAGATAAAGAGAACATTGAACATGCGTTGGCGATCATCGCTGACGTAGAACAAAAGCTAAACGCAGAAGTGTTTGAGCTTACCGATGGCGAGATGTCATCAACCAGCAGTCGCGCCAAAGCTCTGGATTGGATCAATCGCCAAGGCGTGTCGATGGACAGCTACGACAAAGCTGCTGTGGTCTGTGCGTTGGAAGGTGCTTGCCCTCCGAAGGTCGAGCGTTTCCTGCAAATCCGACAGGCGCTGTCACGCAGCAGCACCAAGAAGTACCAGGCGATGCTGTCCTGCCTTGGCCGAGACGGACGGGCTCATGGCAGCATGATCTACCACGGCGCTGCCACTGGAAGATGGACAGGCCGTCACTTCCAGCCTCAAAACTTACCGCGCCCAACCGTCGATGACGTTGATGCAGTTATTGATCTTCTAAAGCACAGAGACCCTTCACTGTTTCCATGCGAACCGATGGAGGCACTGTCCAGTTGTTTGCGGGGAATGCTTATTGCCAGCGAGGGTAATCGGCTTATCGTCAGCGACTACAGCGCCATAGAAGCGCGTGTGATTGCTTGGTTGGCCGGTCACGACACAGTGTTGCAGTCGTTTCGTGACGGCCTTGATCTGTACAAAGTCACAGCGTCAGAGATGTACGGAATTGCGTACAGCGACGTGGACAAAGACCAACGATTTCTCGGGAAGGTAGCCAGTTTAGCACTTAACTATCAGGGAGGGGTTCGTGCCTTCCAGAAAATGGCACAGAACTACGGCACCGATGTCGATGAGCCTACTGCCATCAAGATCAGAGACGATTGGCGTGCAGCTAACAAGCCGATAGTGAAGTTGTGGAACGAAGTTGAACGCGCAGCGATGAACGCAGTGCGTTACGGAACAGAGCAGACCACGCGCTGCGGATCGTTCAAGTTTGTTAAACGCGACCTTTTCTTCAAGCTGCCATCGAACAGGATTCTGTCGTTTCCTAGAGCCTCACTGGCCGAAAGCGCCTACGGCGAGAAGCTGACATACGAAGGCGTTAACAACCACACGCACCGCTGGGGTGAGATAGACAGCTACGGCGGATCACTTGTGCAGTCGATTACGCAGGCTGTTGCCAGAGATTTGTTAGCGCAGTCAGTCTTAAACCTAGAGAATGCGGGCTATCCAGTAGTGCTGACTGTGCATGACGAGATAGTCGCAGACGTGCCGAAAGGGTTCGGATCGTTAGACGAATTCAACACATTAATGTGCGAACTGCCTTCGTGGGCCAAGGGTCTGCCTGTGGACGTTGAAGGTTACGAGTCAGAAAGATACAGGAAGTAGGAATGTGGATATTACCAGACAATTTCCGAGAGTGCTCTCACTCTGTACAGGATATGGTGGAATCGAAGGAGGACTTACTCTTGCCGGGTTTGAACATAGAGTCATCACTTATGTGGAGATCGAAGCCTTCGCCATTGCCAACTTGGTGGCGAAGATGGAACAGAGGTCTTTGGCTCCCGCGCCTGTGTACACGGATCTTAAAACCCTACCAGTGGAGTGTTTTCGAGACAGAGTTGAGGTGCTCACTGGAGGGTATCCTTGCCAGCCCTTCTCATCAGCCGGAAAGAGGCGAGGAAGAGATGATCCCCGACATTTGTGGCCCTACATCTTCGATCATATCCGAGCAATTAGACCTGTTCGATGCTTCTTTGAAAACGTCGAAGGGCACATCAACCTTGGACTCA